AGCTGTGTTTGTAAATGTTGGAGCGTCAGTACCTCCAGCAGTTGTATTAGGATTAGCTAAGTCTGTGATTGTTACATCATTTCCTACTTTAGCACTCCATCCTTCAACTGTGTCAGCATTTCTAATTAACATATCTAAGATTTCAAGATCAATTTCCATTGAAATGTACTCACTTAAGATTGAAGTTAATTCTGCTTCAGCATCGATAGAATGGTAAGCATTAAGATCTTGAGCAAACTCAGGAGTCCATTGTGCTTTCAATTTACGTGTTTTCGCAGCAACCGTATCAGATTTCATTGAAACGTTAATTTCAGGAATAGCTAATGAAGAGTTACTAGTACCACCTTCTGATGTACCATTTTTACCTTCTTCAAAGTCACCAGCATCATTTAAGTTGTCAGGTCCTTGAGAATAGTTAACTGTTAATGCACCTAAACTATTCCAGTTTGTTGTAGCTCCTACTTCTGCTACAAATTGCAATTGTGTACCATTAATTCTTGTGAATTGTGGAAATTGGTTAGAGATATGACTATTTGCATCAACAAGTCTGAATGATTTAATTGCTTCTAAATCAGCATTAGCAAGATCCGTTGTAAGGATAGATACTGTTTTAATTAACCCATCCGCAAGTGAAGCTGAATTTGAACTTGAAAAATCAGTGTCTTGAACTAGGATACTATTCATTGCTGACGATCCTGTTGTATATTTAGTAGTTGCAACTGTAGAATCAATTGCCGCAATTACTGAAGATGTTTGAGGTGAAGAGTAAGCATACTCACCCGCACCATAAAGACCAGTGTTAAATGCACCTTCAGTTCTCTTAAGATCTGAAGTAGCACCATAAAGTGATTCAGTTGATGATTTACCACCTGTATCTGTACCATATTGGAAATCTAAATAAAAGATTAATCCCGCTGGTAAATTCATTGGTTGTACCGATACTAAATCCTTAGCTACGATTTCACCAAATACTCTCCTTACTAGGGGAAGAGCTACACCTGCCCATGCTTCAGAATTACCAGTTTGTGAAATTGAATTACCGGTTCCTGTTGAGCTTGACTCGTTTACAAGCTGTTTAGCTTGATTTTCTAACAACATTGACATGTTGTTTCTTTCTGTAGAAGATTCGATTCCCTCTAATAATCCTGATCTTTCCCATTTGTTAGCTAATTTAGCTGACTGCTCGGAAAGGACTTGATATGGAGATGCACCTTCTAATAAATTATTTACGTTCATTTTTCGTTTTTTTATTTATTATTAATTAATTTTAATGTTTGCTAATTTTTGCATACGAGCTACCATGTTGTCAGATTCAGTAATGACTGCTTTTTTAGGAGCTGTAGATGTACCAGCTGCTCTAGAAGCCATTCCTATACCTTCTTTTAGGGATTTCGTTTTGTTTTGAAAAGATGTTTTCTTTGTATTAGCAACAGTGAAAGTATCTTTGATTGTTTCATAAATTAACTTAGCTTCTTTAGTTGTTTCAGCTTTATCCAAAGTTTCAACTACACGTAGTTTTTGTCCTTGATCTAAAGTGTTAGCTTTAAAAATTCTGTTAACGTACAATAATTTAGAGTTTAACAAGTTAACTTCATTTAATTCAGTGCGAACCGTTTCTAATGCTGCCTGAGTTTCCTCAAGTTCTGCTTGTTGAGTTTCATTCACGCCTTCTTCGTAAGTACCACCAGCTGCTTGTTGTTTTTTCATGTAATCAGCAAGTCTTTCTGGTGTCCAATAAGCTGCAAGCTCATCTTTATCCATTCTTTCTCCTGATTTACCTGAAAAGTTTGCAGCAGATACTGCTTTTACAAAGTTTTGGTACATGTCTTTAATACCTTCGTTAACTTCGTCTTCCTCGTTTTCGTCTAAATTGTTAATCTCTTCAAGAAGTGCATCTAGGTTAAAACTTTCACCTTCATTCAAGCCAGCGTTGATGTCATCTGCATTATGCATTACATCTTGAACCTGGTCTGCTCTGTGGTTTGGTTTTCCTACTGCTTCTTCTATCTCTTCGTCGTCTTCAGCTTTCGCTTCGTCGACAGTTTCTTCAGCGTCTTCGCCTTCTTCTAATTCTAATTCGTTAAGAATTTCTTCCAAATCAATTTCCTCATCTAAATCAGCTCCTTCTTCTTCTTCATCCATACCTGCGATTTCATCGACTTCTTCTTCCATGAATGTTTCATCCATAGTTTCGTCCATAAAATTTTCTTCTAATTCATCTTCTTCTTCATTCATAGTTTCAGATAATTTAGCAGATAGCATAGATTGAAGTTTCGGTGTGAAAGCTTCTTCTAATGCGGCTTTTGCATTTGCAAGAGCAACTTCACGGACTGCTTTAGCGTCAGCGATAGCCTCTTTTAAAATGTTTTTTGACATTTTTAAATAGTTTTTTTCTCTTTCG